GCCCAAGCACCCGACGGTACGGCTTACGGCAAACTCGTCGAGTTCAGTCCGAAGATTAACCAGCCGTTTCTCTATCCCGCGCTCGATGCTGAGCGGGACGCCATCAAGAAGAACATCGTCGAAGCCGTCAAGGCGGCATTGCGGAGGGAAGGAAGATGAGCATAGCAAGCAAGGTTTATCAAGCATTGACGGCATCCAAGCCGCTCACGCGACTGCTCCATCGCAACGGTATCTACCACGGGCGAAGCCCCGATGCGGGAAGCTACCCCGTCCTCGTGTATTCCGTCATCTCCGACGTTCCCGCGCTGTCGGCGGACGGCATGGAGATGGAGCGGCGTGTCACGGTGCGCCTGCACATCCTTACGAAAGACGGCGCGTACGAGAAAATCGAGGATGCCGCAAGGAGAGTCATGGACACTCTCGGTTTTCGCCGTTACCAGTCCATGGAGCTTGTGGAAAAGCATGCCTTTGTAAAAATCATGGATTTCAAAACAGGAACAGGAGTTGAGGAATAATGCCAAGTCCAAGTGTAACAGCACCCGCCGCCAATCTCACGAGCGGGCAGTTCATCAATGTGGAAAAGCTGCATATTGCCAAGATGCTGACGGATGTGCCGAACGGCACAGCGACGTATGAACCGCCCATCAGTCTGGGTAAGATTCTGCGCAAGGTGGACATCAAGCCCAAGACGAGCCAGGCGGAACTTTTTGCCGACGGGCAGTCCGTAGATACGGCGGCCAATACCGCCTCGTATGACCTGACCTTCGATACATCCGCGCTCCCGCTCGAATACGTCGCCTATCTCTTTGGGCACAAGATCGACAAGGGCGTCATGACAGCGAACAAGGACGACGTGCCGCCGTATTTTGCCGTCATGTTCCAGTCGGATAAGCGTAATGGCAAGAAGAGGTTCACCAAATTTTTCAAAGATGAGTTTTCTTAGGGATACATAATCAACGTAGTTTTATCGACAATCTTCAAGAGAAAAAACGACCATGTGGATGCAAAAATCCTGCATGGTCGTTGCTTTATGAGAGTATATCTCAAAAAGTGCTTGCAATTTCTGCCTCGGCGAGTGATAGATAGACATAGAAAACCACACCACTACAAAGGAGGACAACATCATGGAACGCAACTACAACGTGAGCGGGGCAGACCGCAAGCAGCTAGTCAAGGCTATCGGAGATGCTTTGGGAATCAGACCAAAGTATATGGGAACACCGAGCTTTGCTTTTCGGATTGGCAGTTACGAGGTCACTAAGCACGGCGTGCTGATTTTCGAGAAGGATGAGCAGACGGCAAACGTCCTCGCAGCCATCGAAGCAGCAGGATTCATGGCAGAGCAGTCCGAAGGGGACGTTCTCACTGACAGCAGTAAGAAAGATGCTGAGGAGATTCCGCAGGAGGAGGGGACACAGATTACGGAGATTGAAGCGATGGCGCAGACAACCGAGGAACACATCACGGAGGAATCTGCCCCCATTGAGTTACGAGAGGATATCATCAATTTTTCCATCAGTATGCCGAGGGAAAACTTCTCCGACACTACACTCACAAATTTGGATGCCTTGCTCAAAAGCAAAGGGAATCTCATCAAGGCAGCTTTCGATATCGAGGAGGCAAACTATACGCTACAGAGGAGCGGATTACTTTCGCATGGTTTCACGGAACACTCACCTCGGAAGCGTATCGCGCCTACGCTGATTTCATCGGCAAGCTGTGCGATATGGCACGACGGCAGAAGCGTGTACTTGCCAAAGAAAAGGAAGTGGACAATCCAAAGTACGCATTTCGCTGCTTCCTTCTGCGATTGGGCTTGATTGGAAATAAGTACAAGACCAGTCGGAAAATTCTCCTCCAGAATCTTTGGGGAAACAGCGCATGGAAGAATGGACAGAAAAAGGAGGAGATTCATAATGAAGTTTTCAAGCGGAGCACAGATTGAATCGCTCTGTAAGAAACACTGGCAGGGACGGATGGTTTTTGCAGAGCGAAGGGGCTATTGAAAATGGTTGAGAACATCCGTGAGAGGATACTTGCCATTCTAACCACGAAACTGACGAAAATGCTTGATGTGTATACAGTTTAGTGATTAATTTTCGGGCGTAACTTTTTCGATTTGGTTTTCTACATTGAGGGCAAGATCGGATATGCGTGGTTTATCCCGATGAGAGAGCAATCAAGATTACAGCTAAATTACAATAATTACAATATAGTACCAAGGATCATAAGCCTTGGTACTTTTTTCTGTCCATATTTTCAATTCGATTTTTCTTGTTGGCTACTGACAAAATAAAATCGGCAACGGTAGTGGCGGCATTTACAAACAATCGAGCATGGTAAGAGTCAACCCCCATCCGCTTGGCACCTACGCCGTGGGCATCTCCTTCGGCGTTTCTCATCTCTGAGATGGAAGAAATAATTTTTTCTAATCCCGATAGTAGGTTGTTCACTCGCCTATCAATGCTGGAATCGGCGTGCATATTATAGAGACTCTTTACTTCCTTGTATAATTCACTGATTTTACCATGATGTGGAGACGGAGTATGTTGCTGTTCTATAACATATATAAATACTTCCTCTAGCAATGTCCTCGATTTTGTTATGGCACTATCAAAGTTTTCTAAGTCTATATCCTGCAAGGCTCGTTCGGAAAGTTCTCGGATGTATCCTCTGGTTATATTGTTTATTTTAGGCGCTTCAACAGAAACATTTTCGTTGATACATCTAATCACATATTGCTTGCCCACGACAGTTAACTCATGGCCTCCGAAATACAGCAATGCGTTTATTTTTTCCATTGCCTGTCGTATTGTATGCCTATAGATAGTCTCAATATCCGTAGGTGAGTGAGCAATGAGGATTTTAGAAAATTGCTGTTTAGCAAACAGGAAAGATAGTAACGTTGATATTTGGCCATTTGTTATGCAATGTTTCATAAGTTCGCTGAGATACATCCAACGGCTTAAATTGACACCTCCCCAAGAATATTGGACTGACAAACCAAATTTTGTGGAAATTTCACATAATGTAGGTCCACTAAGATATGGCATTCGCAACGGAATACTAGAGCCATCTGTGTTTTGGTGTGAGCCTAGTTCCTCGTCTCCATCAAGAATAGCCATAATTTCCTTTGTCAGTAGCAGATTATATTTGGTTTCCATAGTATTCTACCTCATTAAAAATAAAAGTTTAACACTGTTTTCTGTAGAATTTCATTTTAAAATACACTTATTGTATGTATACTTTTTGTGTTTCCTCTGCTATTGTGTACATATTATTAAAGGCAGGAGGTGTAAATCATTGAACTTGGTGCGTGTGTTTGGAATGAATCTACGTAAGTATAGAAAAGGCTTAGGGGTGTCCCAAGAGAAATTTGCAGAGATGTGTGGTTTACATCGTACATACATCAGCGATTTAGAGCGGTTTCAGCGAAGTATAGCATTAGACAATATACAAAAGATAGCCAATGCACTAAAAATTGAGCCGTATAAACTTCTTATTACCAAAGATACATCAGCCCACAAAAATTTCGCATCGGAGGACAAATCTAAATGATTGATTTCGCAAAGATTTATAATGAATACGAGCAGACAAAAAATGTATGCCAATTTTGTTCAAAGTATGCGGAAGGAGATATCGCTACACGATTTCTCCTGATTCGATCTCTGGATAGTACGAATTTAAAAGATATCATTAGACGCTATTCAAAATATAGTTTGGAAGGTCGAATCAAGGAGCTTACAGAGAAAGCATATAACTCTTCCGCTAAAATTAGTGATGTTGTTGAATACATAGAAAGTCAACGTAACTCTTTAATTTCCCAAAGAGAGGAAGAAATTGTAGGATTACAAGATGTTCTTTCTCTAATCCCTATTGTTAATTGTGGAGTGCGAAATGACAAAGTTGACGATATCGTAAAAGCATTTGTTCGTAACAAATCATTGAAAACCATCGATGAGCTTAATGATGAATTAGACAATAATATACTACCACGAGTTCGCAAATATAGTTTATGGTCTTACTACAATCAGACTTCTAATGATATTGTGGAACTTTTCCTACTGAAACACTCCAAAGTTATTCCCACGTTAAGAAAGATTCACGATATTGACTTCTTCTTGCGAGTGGAGAATAAAATAATTCCTTTTGATATTAAGTTTACTCATATATCGGATAGTTATTTTGACTTAGCCTCAAAAGGAATTGTACGGGATAACAGTGATACACTTCACGACGATTTTTATGTAAATCTGAGTGGCGGAAATAGTGAGGTGGAAATTCTAAAGGATTTCTACAAAGGTTATAGGCGTAAAAGTCGCTCATTAAATCTTCCTAAAATAGGAGATTGTGATAAAAGCGATATTAAAAATGTATTATCACAAGCACTTATTGAAACGGGAGATTTAAAAGCAATAAACTTTATCGAAGAATTGAAAAAAACACACCAGAAGTATGTTCCTTCCACTGAGAGTGAATTGCATTCGTTAGAGTGGTGGAATTACAAGTATCAAGGAGAAAGACTTTTTTGCAATAATAACAGATTGTTTGTGTTCCTTGCGTACAGGAATAAATTTACTGACGGCAGGGAATTGAAAGGGAAAACTGAAGAAATTGGGATGAGGATAAACCTATTGCTAGATAATGTCACCTTGGCAAACATACACACAGTTAAATATCATTACGATAAAGATTCTAGCCTTGAGGGAGATTATACGGCTCTGGCAATGTCAACGATATATGCGGAATAGGTTGATTTTTAACTCTTGAGTTTACAATCTAAGTGCAACGGCAAATAAAAAAGAAAACGTGACACATAGGAATCTGATACAATGGTGTTTGCAAAGACCACATTGATCAAGGAGCATCCTATGTGTCACTACCACCATCTTACACTAATTGAACGGGAAAAGATAATGCGCCCAGGGCAAAAATCTCTCGGTGATTGCCAAAGAGCTTGGATGCTCCAAGGCGACCATTTCAAGAGAACTGCGACGCAACGGCAGCGACACATTATATATTCTTGCAATGGCGCATAAACAGTATCGTACACATCGCAAGAAATGCCGTCCGCACAAAAAACTGGACAACCCCGACCTGCTTGCTCTCGTCAAGGACAAATTCATCAAACATCAATGGTCGCCGGAAGAAATCGCAGGACGTTTGCGTTTGGAAAAACATTGCGCATCCATCAGCTACGCTACGATCTACCGAGGAATCTATGCAGGGATATTCGATGAGGCGAAGCGATCCTGCGGCGCTCGTGGTGCAGCACGCAACCTGAGGTACAAGGGAAAAACGCGCCATAAGAAAGGGCATAAGGAGCACCATGGAAAAATTCGTATCAGCAACGAGTTTTCTGCCCGTCCACGTGCAGCCAATCATCGGAGGCGGCTTGGTGATTGGGAGGGTGACACCGTTGCAGGAAAAACGGGGCGGGCATGTCTTGTCACACTCATTGACCGAAAGAGCCGCTTTGCCACCGGCGGCAAGGCGGACAAAAAGAACGCATGTGAGGTCAACCGTGTCATGATTCGTGCGCTCCAAGGGCTTCCCGTAAAAACCATCACACCGGATCACGGGAAGGAGTTTGCCCGTCACGCAGAGGTAACATCCGTCCTACAGGCACCATTCTACTTCCCTGAGCCACATCAGCCTTGGCAAAGGGGAACCAACGAGAACACGAACGGTTTGCTGCGAGAATATTTCCCGAAAGGACAGGATCTTACGGATATTTCGGAAGATCACATCCAAGAGGTTTTGATGAGCTGAACAAGCGTCCACGTAAATGCCTCGGGTATCGTACTCCCTATGAAGTTTTCTATAAGAAAAAGTTGCACTTGACTTGACAATTCGCCCTAAATAAACATGACATATAGGAATCGCTGATAAAATGAATCCGGCAGATTGGCGTGGTTTTTTTCCTGTTCAAGGAGACAAGCTGAACGCATAGTAAAGGTGTGTGTGGAGGATTTGCCGACACAGACAATAATATGAAAAAGATGCGCCAAGATAGCAGTGCTGAATGTATCAGTGCTGCCTATATTCATATATGTGACCAGTATATTTGCGAAACTAATCTACTGATCTACGTTGTTTTGTTATCTCGTTATAAACTTTTATAATATCAGATACCTTATAGATATATCCATCTCGAAGTGTTTCTCCAAAAATTTCATTCATAACATTATATAGTTCGTAACGTGGATGACATGACAGTAAATCTGATATTATGTTAATAAGTTCAGTAAAGCTGTCCTTAAATGTAATTTCAGCAATGTTTGTTAACTCGGTATTTTGAAATGTCAACACAAAATCGGTTTTTAATGCATTTTTCCTGTTATCTTGTACCACTGATGTAGCTGAATACTCGAGCGGTGTTATGTCGGTAATGGTAAAACCATGCTTTGTAAAGAGATTAAGTATCTTAATCCATGTACCATCATCAAGGCAGTTAAACGCCATCGAAAGATGCTTACCGTGCTTCAACACCCTTCTGAGTTCAGCAAAGGATAAATCTAAAAGATAATTATAGTCATCTATGTTTTTTTCTTTACGTTTTTTTGCTTCAGTCACTATTATCTCTTTATTCCATTGTATTTCACCATCTAAGTTGAGCCAAGAGTTCCACATAAGACTTTGTTCTACATATAGTACACGATTTGCATGAGGGGGGTCGATAAATACATAATCAATCGAATTATCAGTGACGGGTATTGATGTAGCCGATGTGTTGTATAGTGAAACATTATCCTCAAAATAATCTACAGGTTTTTGGGCGAACATACTGGTAATCTCTCTTTCTCCTTTTAATATTCGCTTATACCTATTTTCAAAACAGTTCCACACGTTAATTTCAAAATGTTCTTCTGGCACCCAATATCCTATTACCCAGCTACCAACTTCTGCTTTAGATGGCTTTCCTTCATCGTTTTTCTTCCTTCTCCTGATAACAAATACTAAATTACTCGCTTGCGAGAGTGTGCCTGTTAATGTTAATTCTAAAACATCTCTTATTTTATCATCTGAAATTTTTTTAATCTCTTCTCTAATTAAAGATAATCCTACCAAAGCTCTCGGTGTAAACAAGTCAGCAACAGACTGTCCATGAGTTACATTTAATCGAGAATTTTCATACATAGTGGTTGTTGGATACCACTTTGGCTCTATCAAAGGTGTAGTGGACATCTTTACATCATTTTCTGTCCCTTTTCTTATCATCTTTCTAGATTTTTCTGTAGTATACCACACTTCAATAGGTTTGTTTTTTTTCCAAATTGTATGTGTTACAAGCGTTTTTTCACCATCCCAATTAACTTCGTACAAGCTATTAATTTGGGGTTTTAGTTTGTTTTTTATACTAGTAAAAACATCATTCAATTTGGTTATATCCACATGGGTCATTGATACTTTTGATAGCTTGATTGCTATTGGGTTTATATCGATTCCTATGCATTTTCTATTCATTTTTAGCGCTTCGATTAAAGTTACACCAGAACCGCAAAAGCTGTCTAACACAGTGTCGCCTACATTTGTGTACTGACCTATGAACCTTGATATTTCATTAAATGGTTTTTTTCCCCAGTACTTGTGCATTGCATAAATACCCTTATAAGTTTCCGTGTTTGCCATATTATATTTGCTCCTATTCTCTATATGGAGGATTGTTTAACTCTCTTCCTCGCATAACATGCCCTACGATTTTTCCGATTTCGCTCGGCTTGGCAGTTCGGATTATCGCAATAAAGCTGTCTGCTTGAGCGACGCAAGAAATATTCCCCGCAACACATACACGTCAAAATTGAGCCTTGGGCGAACATATAATCTAGGTCATTGTCCATCGGGGGGGCAACATCAGCAGTTAGCCGAGCGAATGTGTACCATGCTATATCGAAGATGGACTGTATATTTGCGCCAAACATAATCTTATGGGTCTTTTTATCTACTTTGAGTTTCATTCGGAAGTCTGGGAACAAATCAAGCAGTTTTTCCATAAGTATATCGTAGTCAGCTAAGACTTTCTGAGAGAAATCCTCCTCGGATTCGCTGAAAGCACGGTATCGCTCTAAAAAAGGCAATCCATCGCATAGACGTCCTTCGTAGTATAACTGTATGGCGTGGTCGGCTTCATGGTTATATTTCAGCCGTCGCAAGGCGTAATATAGTTCAAAGGCTCTGCCTAGATTGGATAAGTCGCATATAAAATCATCAATATAAAATATGCTGTCCTGCTCGATAATATCATACAAGGTTATCACGGCGTGTTGTTCAGATTCGAGCAACTCGCATAAAACTTCCACATTGTATGGGTGTATATTATGTTTACACCAGTTCAGCACCGTATCTGCTATGGGTTCGGTGCCGTTTTTGTTGTTGAGATTTGAGTAGAGATTACAAAGGCTGGTCAAGAGTTCTTGCCCAGTGAGTGAATCATCTGTCCCTGCTTTTGGGGCTATGGATGCCGTGAATAAAGGTTTTATTATCTGTTGACCATTGCAAACTTCTGATATATATTCGGGAAAACGCACGGCACGATAGATCATCTCTCCCACGCCGCCAATTTCGGTGAATCCGAGATGGTCTACAGATAGGTTTTTCATACTGCGAAATCCTTTGAATTGTAATCGTTAGTGTAAGCGATGAAAAATTTACTTCGCATACGATTATACGATATAATACATGTAAAAGCAAGGTAAGGAGGTAAAATATAGTAATACTTGCTTTAGCGGATGTCAGCCGAAAACGGCGGTTTCCCGCATCGCGGGAGGAGTCTGTCTTGAGAGGAGATGCACCGTGAAGGACAGGAAACGACAACGGGAGAATCGGCGAAGAAAGCATCGAGAGGAGGGGCTTGAGAAGAAAAACATCTTTGGAGTCAAGGACATGACCGCCTATAATGCCGTCCAACGAATACGGATTGGAGGAAGGGCAACGCTCAAGCTGGCATAACAGAATAGGACGCACACGTGCCGCTCGAATGTTCGAGTGGTTTTTGTTTGCCCATTTTTAAGGGAGGGAACTGTATATGGAGAAAACAACCATGAGCGTGCGGGAATTGGCGGAGCGGATGGGCATCAGTCTGCCGATGGCATACGACCTGACTCGCCGCCCGGATTTTCCGAGCATCCGGGTGGGAGCGAGAATCCTCATTCCCGTCGAGGCGTTCCATACGTGGCTTGCCAAGGAATCAAGTTCCAAAACGTAATGTATGACTGAGTTTGTAAAGGAGGTGATATTTTGCAGGAGCTGAAAGCACAGAAGATATGGGTGTGTTGGCGATACACCATGGTCAAAGGGAACAGGACGAAAAAGCCGTTCTCGGCTTATGGCACGGCAACGGGAACGGATGCGCCGCATCGACATTCTTGGGTGACGTATGATGAGGCTCTGACCGCCTCTAAGGAGAAGCACTTTGACGGCATAGGATTCATTATTCCCGAAGGATATGTATTCCTCGATATCGACCACAGAGGCTTGGATAATCCTCTGGTGCAGACCATGCTCCGAAGGTTCGACACCTACGCCGAGCATTCTGTCAGTAGCGGGGGCATCCACCTTTATGGAAAATGCGACCCGGAAGCGATTCCTTTCTATATTGACGGCAAAGGTCAGCGGAAACTCGACAAGACATACTACACCAAACACCCCAAAACCAAAATCGAACTGTATGTCGGCGGCATGACCAATCGCTTCGCTGTGTTTACGGGAAATGTCATCATCGACAAGCCGCTCAAGGACTGTACGGCAGCCGTTCTTACCACGTTGGACAAGGATATGCGCCGCTCCAAGAAGCAGAGGTACAGTGCCAAGCGGGATGGGGACAGGAATATCTACAACATCATCTCCAAGCTACGGGAGCAGAAGAACGGCGAGAAGTTCGCTGCGCTCTTTGACCGTGGGGACATCACGGGCTACGGCTCTCCATCGGAGGCAGATGCCGCCCTCTGTGCCTTGATTGCCTTTCGTACCGGGGCGGATGCCGAGATGATCGATGCCATTTTTCGTCAATCCGCGCTCTACCGTGAGAAGTGGGAGCGGGAGGATTATCGGGAGGCGACCATCGCGGTCGGGATTGATGCCTGTCAAGGCGTGTTCCATCGCTCCAAGATGGAGCATCCCTATTTTATCCGCTTTCATGAGAAGACGAGCGCACCGTATGTGGAACCTTCCATGCTTGCCAAGTATGTGCGGGAACATTTGGATTACATCCTCGTTCGGAATAGCGGGAAGCAGGGAATGATCAAGTATGTATACGAGCGGGGCGCTTACCGCATCTATGCCGACGACATGATGAAGGGCGTCATCAAGAAATTCATTGCCGATTATGACGAGGAACTGGTACGCATCAAGCCGATCAATGAAGCGTTTCAGCTTTTAGCGACCGACCTCAACTATGTGCCGCAGGAAAAACTCGATGCCGATGAGCGCCTTATCAACTTTCAGAACGGCTTGCTCTATGTGTCCGCTGCGGAAGCCGTGCTCCATCCGCACTCTCCCAAGGCGATGTCTACCATTCAGATTCCCTGCAGCTGGACGGGGAAGGAGGTGCCTACGCCTGTATTCGACCGCTATATGCACACACTGACGGGCGGCGATGCAGCCATTCGGCAGCTGCTCCTTGAATTCATGGGGGCGTGTATCTCCAATGTGAAGGGCTGGCGCATGAAAAAAGCGCTTTTTCTCGTGGGGGAAGGAGATACGGGAAAGTCACAGCTGAAAAGCCTCGTGGAGCACCTCTTGGGCGCAGGGAATTATATCGGCATTGATCTCGCAGAGATTGAGGCGCGGTTCGGAACAGGAGCGCTCTACGGCACACGCCTTGCGGGAAGTTCCGATATGAGCTTCCTTACCGTTGCAGAATTGAAGACATTCAAGAAAATCACAGGCGGGGACAGCCTTTTTGCCGAGTTCAAGGGACAGCAGGGATTTGAGTTCACTTACGGGGGTCTCCTCTGGTTCTGTATGAACCGTCTGCCGAAGTTCGGCGGGGATGATGGGAAGTGGGTGTATAACCGCATCATGGCAGTGAACTGCCCTAATCCAATTCCGAAGGATGCGCAGGACAAGCTGCTTCTCGACAAGATGTATGCCGAGCGGGAGGGCATTGTCTACAAGGCTGTGCTTGCCTTGCAGACGGTCATCGCCAACGGCTATCGGTTCTCCGAGCCGGAATCTATTCATGTGATTCGTGAGACCTACCGCAGAGAGAATAGTACGGTTATCTGCTTCTTTGAGGAATGCATGGAGGAACGAGTGGTATCGAAATACACCGATGGCGCTACTACGGGGAGAATCTACAATGTGTACAAGACTTGGTGTCAGGACAACAACCATGGCTTCTCCAAGACGGCGAAGGAGTTCCGCGACGAACTTGCGGCTCACGTGGGCAGCACCTTCAAGGACATCTCGCTTCACACGCGCACGGGCACGTACTACAGGACGTTCACGCTTACGCAGGAAGTGATGATGCACTATCGAAAAACATTTGATTTCTATGCGGCAAGTGACTTTTCGGAGGACTTTCTCGCCTGAACGTGACAGTTCTATGACTGCCCGTGAAGGCAGGAATTGCGCTGTTTTTGCCTATGCTCCGTGATTTTTCTGTGACGGTCTGAAACCGTAGGAATCACACGAGGAAGCCAATCATCCCAAGGGATTGGGTCAACCTGTGAACGGTGTGACAGTTTTTCAAACTTCTTGGGGGGATTTGAAAAAGTTAGAAAGATATAGATATGAAGTATAAAGATATAAAAGATATGAAAAGAACGGGGGGGGTTCTGTCACGGATGTCATGAAAATCTGTAAAGCCCTGCGGAATAAGGCGTTGCGCGTGTTTTTCATTGTCACATGGCAGGCACGGAAAGAATCACGCCGTCACAACAAGTCGCCGACTGCTGTCATGCCGGAGAAACCTGCATTTTCGCTAGTGAAAATCTTAAGGGAGGCTGTATATATGTCAAAACGAGACCGTATGCTTCAGGACTTGTGCAAATCCTTGGGCAAGAATTACATCATTGCCACCATTGACCTTGAGCGGGTCATTTATCGCGATTTCGGCAACGGATTCAATGTAGAAATCAGCGGCGTGCATACGAGCAAGGAAAACAAGAGGGCAACGCTCTATCTGTGGCACGGAAACAGTGCGCCGGCTTGCCTCATTGTGAAGACCATTTCCGATGTTCCTCGCGGAAGCATCGGCGATGTAGCAGAGGAACTTTGCCGCTATTCCGAGGAGCTGATTCGCTCCGGGAAGGGGGACAGAGACACGCTCTTTCAAATGCTTCATCCGGAAATGTGTGGCAGGAACGCCATAGCAAGATCATAAGTAGAATGTCAACGCGACAGATGAGAACCGTCTGCCGCTGTATTGCTGCCTTGCTTGCAGCAGGAAGGAGGAACTGTATGTTCCATCACGCTCAAAACTATCCCCTTATCCCTACCGTCAAGAACGGCACTCGCCTTCATCCGCAGCACAATCTTTGCTCGGAGGAGCACACACGCAGCATCTACAATCTCTACATGACGCGCGAATTGGTGCGCAATGAGTATAACGAGGTGCGCGGCTTTTATCGTCTCCATGCCAAGAATCCTCACACGCTGGATATGGCATTGGCTTACGACATTGAATGCCCCAAGTGCGGCAATCTCTTGAAGCAGGTGGGACATTGTCTGAACGATCATGAACTGGGGCTGTATGCCTGCCGGGTATGCGATAGGAAAAAGGGAGGATTTTGATGATGTCTGCAAATTTCAATATCATTGGTACGTCCGACTACCGTAAAAATTTCTGGAACGCCATGCGCCAAGAGCCGTATAACTGCATGGTTCTCGACCATGCGGAGGGGAAAACTGCATCGGCGTATATGCTTCCCGCAGAGGACGCTTCCTCCATGGATGATTTCATCAAGCAGGAGAGCATTTCGCGGAATCTCTGCACCACGGTGAAGTTCTACGGTGGGGCAAGCCGCATCTTTGCCCATGACTGCGCCGATTTCGCCGACTGGATACCGGAAGGAAGTGTCATCCCGCTCTATGACGGCTTGAACGACTTTACCAGATACCCGGTGGACTCCCATAAACTTGCCGTGTTCGTCAAATTGACCGAAGAATTCGTGCATGATGTCGCCTTCGATATGGAGGAGCATCTTACCCGTCGCTTTGCCAAGAACTTCGCCAAAGCTGAGGACGATGCCTTTCTGAATGGTGACGGGGCAAACAAGCCCACAGGACTTCTCCATGCCGAAAAAGGAGCGGAAGTCGGTGCGACTGCCAAGAAGCTGTCCTTCGATGAGCTTATCAAGCTGTATGCCTCGGTGAAGCCGGAGTACCGTAGCAAAGGCACATGGCTGATGAACGATGATACGGCTCTTTTCCTTCGCACGATGAAGGATGATAGCGGAGCCTATCTCTGGAACAGCGATAAGGATACCATTCTTGGCAAGCCTGTGGTCATTGGCGATGGGATGCCAAACACCGAGAGTGGAAAATGTCCCGTGCTTTTTGGAAATTTCAGCTACTACTGGATGATTCACCGCTCTCCCGTTCGTGTGCGCTCCCTCAAGGAGAAATTTGCGCTTCACGGACAAGTCGGTTATCTCGCCATGAAATTCGTGGACGGCAGACTCATGCGCAGGGAGGCTGTCAAGGCGCTCAAGATAACTGCATAAAGGTGGTATGGGTACGGCGGAGCGATTTGCTCCGCTGTATCTGTTTTCGGCAGGGAGGAAGGATATGGCTTTGATTTATATGGGACAGCACTGCGCCGTATGGCGTTCCAACAGCCGCTATTTATCTCTATGACGGGGTAATCCCCCGTTTGAATTGTCGTTTTTGTGCGCGTGACCCAGCGCCGGTCACCACGGCAAAAGATTGTAGAGATGTGACCGCCCCCTAGGGGGTCGTCAAAGGGCGTAGCGAAACGTGACACCCTTGATGCCGCAACAAATAAGGAAGGGAGGGGCATTCATGCCAAGTTCGCAGTCAAAAGAGCGCAATTCGCAGGACACTGTCTATATTGTAGAAGACATTATCAGTGACACAGCCAAGGAAACCGTAATGGATAAGGTGCAAAAACTCATCCTGCAGGATGCAGAGGATTTAGCGAAAGATTCGGCGATTTCGCCGTAATCCGCTTGACTTCTTCACAGCAGTACGGGAATATGAAGTACCACTTGAAGATTGTCGGAAAGGAGGACATCATGGGCAGACAATCACAAACTGCCGTGGAGAACGGTGAAAAAATCACAGCCTTGTACTGCCGTCTCTCGCGGGACGATGAGATGCAGGGCGATTCCAACAGCATCCGCAATCAGAAAGCCATCCTCGAAAAATATGCCGTTGACAATGGGTTTCGGAATCGCGAGTTCTTCGTGGATGATGGGTACAGCGGGACGAATTTCGACCGCCCCGACTGGCAGCGACTCATGGAAAAGGCAGAGCGCGGGCAAGTAGGGACGGTCATCGTGAAGGACATGAGCCGTTTGGGGCGCAACTATCTCCGGGTGGGCTATTACACGGAGATGTTTTTCCCGGATGCGGGCATACGCTTCATTGCCGTCAACAACGGCGTGGACAGTGCCAATCAGCAGGACAGCGATTTTACGCCCTTCATCAATATCATCAATGAATGGTATGCCAAGGACACCAGCAAGAAAATCAAGGCTGTTTTCAAGGCGAAGGGGGAATCCGGGCGGCACATGGCAAACCGTGCGCCTTATGGCTACATGAAAGACCCGCAGAACAAGGAGCGTTGGATTCCTGACGAAACTGCCGCTCCCTTGGTGAAAGCGATGTTCCGCAAGTGTATGCAGGGATTTGGTCCCGGATGGATTGCCCGGGAACTCAAAGCGCAGAAGGTTTTAAATCCGATTCTTCATGCCAAGGTCAGGGACGGGAAGATTTCAAGGCAGGAAGCGGAAGCCATGCCGAACGCTTTTGTGTGGAGTTCGACTTATGTGGCCGATATTTTAAGACGCCCGGATTATTTGGGGCATACGGTCAATTTCAAGACCTACAAAAAATCCTATCGCACAAGAGGCGTATATCTGAACGATCCTTCGGAGTGGATGATTTTTGAAAATACGCAGGAGCCGATTATCGACCAAGAGACCTTCGATATTGTGCAGCGCATTCGTGAGGGACGGCGGAAAAAGACATTCCTCGGTATACCCGATATGCTTTCTGGGATTCTCTATTGTGCGGACTGCAAGGAAAAGATGGGAGCGGTTCGGCAGGGCAATCGCCGAAGGGAACTCGATCATTATGTGTGCGACAATTATCGCAGGAAGAAAGCGCAAAATCTCTGCGACGGCAGAAGCCATACGATCCGCATCAATAAAATCGAGGGGATTCTCCTTCATGCCATTCGGCGCGTTACAGACTTTGCCCGTGCGCATGAGGACGAGTTCATCGCCTTGATTGTCAAGAAATCCAGAAAAGCGGCGGACAAGGCTCTGCGTGATGCCAAACGGGAAATGGAACAGGCAGGCAAGCGTATGCGGAAACTGGATCTGCTGATTCAGCGGCTTTACGAGGACAATGTGGACGGCAAGGTTTCCGATGAGCGTTTCACCAAACTGACCGCCACTTATGAGAATGAGCAGAGCGTCTTGACTGTGCAGATGAAGGATTTACAAGCTGTGGTCACCAAGGAATCGGAAACCGCAGCCAATGTGAACGGCTTCCTTTCCATCGTCAGGAAGTATACGGGCATCCCGGAGCTTACCTCAGAAATCGTCCGCGAGTTCATCGAGAAGGTGTACATCTTCCATCCGGAAGTGGCGGACGGCAAACGCACACAGAAAATCGTCATCGTGTGGAACTGCATCGGAGAGTTCAACGCTCGGACTTTGGATGAAAACGAACAGGCATAGCCGGTTTTACGGACTGGCTGTGCCATATTTTTTTGCGAAAGCGGTATCCATAAGGGAAGTTATCTAAAGTCCAATTTGTCGAGCCTTCGGAATCGGGCAATACGAAGGAAGAGAACATCAAGTACGATACGCCGACCATCTCGGCGAAGGCGATCTATCGCCTGTCGGACGGGCAGTCGTACGCGAAAGCCGACGAGGAAGCGGCGGGCTTCATTGCCGAAACCGGAACGAAGTGGTATGAAAGCGTATAAGAGGAGATGAGCCAGCAATGGAAACGCCAACCATCACGCTCTACGGCAAAACGTATGCGCCGAACCCTCCCAAGATGAAGGTGTGGCGCAGGTTTCTCGCCTTCTTCGATGAAGACAAGAAGAACCTCAGCGTCGAAGAGTTCCTCGATGCGGAAATAGACCTCATCCTGCTCGCCTTTGACCGCGAGGAAGTCACGAGAGAAGCCATCGACGACAATATCGAGGTCGCGGACATTGTGCCTTTGACACGGGAACTTTTCCGCTGGATTCAGTCCTTGACCTTCCAGAAGCTCGTGAAACTCCCAAACGACGAGGCGGGGAAGGCGTAGAGCTTTCCCCGTATCAGAACATCCTGCGCTACTACGAGCGCCTGCAGTCCTCCTACGGCTGGACGATGCAGGAGGTCGA